CAAAGGCGGTAAATCCGTGCGTAGCAATCTGCGCGTAAAGTCTGCATCCGCAAATCGTTCCTATGCCCGTAACAGCGACCACTCCATAAAGTAATGCAAATAATCGACAACAAAGCCTTGGTGGTACGCACCAAGAATCCAGGGCGTATTACGGCGGCAATTGAAAAAAGCGCCGAACTCTCTGAGAATGAAGGCGTAACTGAAGTAGCGGTGCATTGGGGATTAGCTGAAGCACAAGCGTTGTGCAAGCTTGGCATGAAGAAAGTGCCGTCTCCAATTGAGCGTGACTACGAGTGGCCTGGGTTGCACAAACCCATGAGCCACCAAAAAGAAACTGCATCGTTCTTTACGTTACATCAGCGCGGGTTTTGCTTTAACGAGCAAGGCACAGGCAAAACTGCGGCGGCTATTTGGGCGGCAGACTACCTGCTTAATTTAAAGGCAATCAATCGCGTTCTTGTGATATGCCCCCTTTCAATCATGCAACCTGCATGGCAAGCAGACTTATTTAAGTTTGCACTCCATCGTTCTGTAGCAATAGCATACAGCACCAACCCTAAGAAACGTCGGGAGTTGATCCAGAGTCAGACCGATTTTGTGATCATAAATTTTGATGGTGTTGAGATTGTGCAAGAGCAGGTAGCGGCGGGTGGGTTTGATCTCATCATCGTTGACGAAGCAAACGCCTATAAAAACCCAAAGACCAATCGGTTTAAAGTATTGCGAAACTTGGTAAAGCCTACGACTTGGTTGTGGATGATGACTGGAACTCCCGCTTCACAATCTCCGCTTGATGCATACGGGTTGGCGAAGATGTGTGTGCCGAGCCGAACCCCAGCTTTCTATGGTGCGTATCGGGATATGGTGATGTACCAACTGACCCGGTTCCGGTGGATTGCTAAACCCAATGCCGAGGCAGTAGTTTATGACATGCTACAGCCAGCCATCCGCTTCACCAAGAAAGAATGTTTGGACTTGCCTGAGGTGACACACACCTCACGCTTTGCACCACTGAGCGCTCAGCAACTCAAATACTACAAGCAACTGAAGAAAGACTTTTTATTCTCTGCGGTAGGCGAGGATGTATCGGCAGTGAACGCGGCGGCTAACCTAAACAAGTTGCTACAGATTGCGTGTGGGGCGGTTTACACCGATAACAAGAACGTCATTGAGTTCGATGTCTCTGCACGTCTAAGCGTTGTCGAAGAAGTCATATCAGAGGCTAGCCACAAGGTGCTTGTGTTTGTGCCATACACGCATGCCATTCATTTGGTGAACGAGTACTTAACCAAGCAAGGCATCCACTGCGAGGTGATTAACGGCGAAGTGAGTGTTGGCAAACGTACTGAAATTTTCAAGCGTTTCCAAGAAGAAGAGAACCCGCAAGTGCTTCTAATTCAGCCTCAAGCGGCGGCGCACGGGGTTACCCTGACTGCGGCAAACGTGGTCATATGGTACGCTCCTGTTACGTCGAGTGAGGTGTATTTGCAAGCCAATGCAAGGGTGCACCGCCAAGGGCAAAAGAACCCAGTAACTGTGGTGAACATCGAAGGCAGTCCAGTAGAAACAAAACTGTACGCCGCGCTCCAAAGCAAATTAGATGCTCACATAAAACTAATCGACTTGTACAAAAACGAAATTAGCTCTTGACATAGTCAAGAAAAGCTTTTATAATTGCTGGAAAACGAAGGAGAAAAAATGGACATACCGCCCATAGAAAGAATCGTCGCCGCTTACATCAAGATACGCGACGCAAAAGAAAAACTGCAACAAGAATACAAAGTGCAGGAACAAGACCTTGACGAGCAAATGACTTTGCTTAAGCACAAGCTTGTAGAAATCTCCAAAGAAACTGGGGTGACCAGTTTTTCAACTCCACACGGTATTGCATACCGCACGGTTAAGACTCGCTACTGGACTAACGACTGGGGCAGTTTCTATGACTTCATGCGGGACAGCGGTGCAGTGGAGATTTTGGAGAAGCGTATTCACCAGACAAACATGAAAGAGTTCTTGGAGAACAACCCCGAAGTTCATCCGCCTGGACTCAACATGGATAGTGAATACGAGATCACCATTAAGCGCAAGTAATTTTTAACCAAAGGAGAAAACCATGAGCAATGAAATCGCTCTCTTTAACCAAGAAGTCCCGGCCTATCTAAAAGAAGTCGGACTTGACAACATGACCAAAGCTTTGGCAGGTAACACTGGCACAAAGCGCATCTCCATTCGTGGCGGTGTGTTTCGACTGATGGTCAATGGCGAGGAAATCGCTAAGAACGAAAACCGTTCGATGAATATTGTCATCATTAACGGCGGTGCAAAGGTTGCACGTTCTTTCTACGCTGATAAGTACGTAGCTGGGGAAACCAGTCAACCTGACTGCTGGTCTAACGATGGCGATAAGCCTGATGCCAGCATTGAAGAGCCACAACACACTTCGTGTGAAGGCTGTTCGCAGAACATAAAAGGTTCTGGTCAAGGTGACTCTCGCGCTTGCCGATTCCAACAACGTCTGGCAGTTCTGCTGGCCGAGGACATTGACGGCGATGTGTATCAATTGACGCTCCCATCCAAGTCTATCTTTGGTCGTGGGGATGTGGACAAGATGCCGTTCCAACAGTATGCCAAATATGTGGGTGCTCAAGGAAAGAGCATCGGTACGCTGGTTACAGAAATGCGTATGGACAGCGACAGCGACACGCCAAAGCTTACTTTCAAGCCCGTCAAGTACTTGACCAAAGAGCAATGGTTAGTCGCTAAAGAAAAAGGTGAAAGCCCTGCCGCTAAATCTGCGGTTACGCAAACCCCCGCCACCACTGACGGCGTTAAGCCTAAAGCCCCAGCTATCCCCAAAGTAGAAGCTGAAGCTGTAGACGAGCCCGTCAAACGCACTGCTAAAAAGAACGCTGAACCTGCACCAAAGAAAGAGTTTGCGGACGTTTTGAGCAAGTGGACTACTGACGACGAGTGATCATGTCTAGCCATGGTTATTCAGTACGTTTAGTACGTGCCAATCAGGAAGCAAGCACAGAAAGCCCCGGCGTAATGCTGGGGCGGATGTGCATTTCCAAAGAGTATCCTGTTCGGGATGTGGCTGAGCACTTTGGGGTAAGCAGGATGACAATCTACAAATGGTTTGTAGGTGAATGGATTCCTCGCAAAGCTCACGCCGCAAAAATCGAAGAGGTTCTCTCGAAAATTGGTTTTGCTCTTTAACGGCGTCTGATGGGGCCCCGCGCCCCTCAGACGCTTTCTTTTTCGCGGTGCAGGGGCGGCTATGACAAAAGTGGATTTGTTGTCGGCAGTGCTTTCCGCACAAGGTTGGTACTGCATAGTAGGTCTGAGGAAGACCGGGTTCCCACGACAAGTGTTCGTGCAGAGCCTTGAGGAAGTTGAAACAGAAACGCAAGCGTTGCTTGCAGAGGATTACGATGTTTATTTTGCATGCGCTAAGTACGAGACCGACAAGTCTCGGACGACGGACAATGTATTAGCAGTTAAATCGTTCTGGCTAGATATTGATTGTGGTGCGGGTAAACCGTATGCCACACAAGCAGACGGGCTGTCAGCGTTGAAAGAGTTTTGCACGAGTGCGGGACTACCAAGGCCAACGATAGTCAACTCAGGTCGGGGGCTTCATGTGTACTGGCCTTTGACTGCGGACATATCGCGTCAAGAGTGGGCGGTAGTTGCAAAGCGTTTTAAAGTGGTGTGCCACGAGCATGGATTGGATGCTGACCCTAGCCGCACGGCAGATGTGGCATCGATTCTTCGTATGCCAGAGACATACAACCACAAGAATGACCCGCCCTTAGATGTAAATTTGGTGCACCTATCTCAGCCCATTGAGATCGACGCATTTAAAAATGCATTGGGTGGTGTGATGGATGCCGCCCCTGACTACTTGCCACCACAAGTGGACGAGATGACCAAAGCCCTCATGGGTAACCGGCAGTTTCGGTTGCAAAGGGCACTGGCTGTTTGCAGTTGGCCAAGATGATTGGCGGACAAGACAAGATGGACGAGCCTAGCTGGAGAGCTACGCTTTCTATTCCAGCATTTTGTGTAGACGCTAGCACTGCAATCCACGATGTATCTCGCAGTCACCCCCAGTACAACGAAGAAGAAACCAATGAGAAGGTTCAACGAATCAAAGGCCCGTATACCTGCGCTAAGTTTGAAGGTATAGACCCATCAGGGTGCACCGGATGCATCCACAAAGGCAAGATTACTTCCCCTATTGTGCTTGGCGCTGAAGTAGCCGAGGCAACCGAAGAAGATAACGAGGTGCAGTTTGTTACTGCATCCGCACAGACTGTTACGTACAAGATACCCGAATACCCATTCCCGTATTTCCGTGGCAAGAACGGCGGGGTGTACCGCAAAGCCGAGGAAGAAGACGAAGAAGACGCAGTGCTGGTGTACGAGCATGACTTGTACGTTGTCAAGCGTCTGAAAGACCCTCAAGACGGGGAAATGATTTGGATGCGGTTGCACACCCCTAGGGATGGCGTAAAAGAATTTGCGTTGTCCGTGGTTGACCTACTTACCGCCGACAAACTGCGAGAGCGGTTGGCTTGGTTCGGTGTTGTGGGGATGAAAAAACAAATGGATTCCATCATGGCGTACATAGTGCGATCCGTGAAGGAAATGCAATACAGACAAGGAGCAGAAATTATGAGAACTCAGTTTGGCTGGACCGAAAAGAACCAGTCATTTATCGTGGGGGACTCAGAGGTACGGGCAGATGGGGAGCACTACAGCCCACCATCTAGTTACACCAACCAACTCTCAGACTGGTTTATACCCACTGGGTCCTTGGATGAATGGAAGTCCGTCATCAATGTGTATGACAGGCCGGGGTTTGAGCCGCATGCCTTTGGGTTTTTTACTGCGTTCGGCGCACCACTGATGAAGCACCTAAACCTCAAGGGTGCCATCATCAACATGATCAACAACGAATCGGGCACGGGCAAGACAACAACCATCAAGGCAATGCACAGCGTGTATTCGCATCCAGAAGAAGCCATGCTGATACAACGAGACACATTAAACGTGCGGTTGCATAGGCTTGGGGTTATGAACAACTTGGGTCTTGGGTGCGATGAGATAACCAAGATGAACGCAGACGACTTCAGTGACTTTGCCTATGCTGTATCTCAAGGCCGGGGCCGGGGCCGGATGGAAGCCAGCAGAAACGCTGAGCGTCTTAACTTTGCTAAGTGGCAGACCATACTGTTGTGCAGTTCTAATGCATCGGTGGTTGACAAACTGAAATCACTTAAGTCCACCCCAGACGGCGAGTTAATGCGTGTGATTGAGTACATGATTCCTGAGACCAAGTTGTTAACCAAACAAGAAGCCGACGAAATCTACCCCAAGCTGTACACTAATTACGGTCATGCCGGGCGAATATATCTGCGCGACTTGGTATCCAACCTTGAAGAGCGTATTCGTGAGGTCAAAGAAATCCAAATCTTGATCGACAGGAAAGTTGGATTTACCAACCGTGAGCGGTTCTGGTCAGGAGTGGCGGCTTGCAACATTGCAGGGGCGCTGTTTGCTAAGCGGCTCGGCCTCATCGAAATTGATGTTGGGCGCGTATTCAAGTGGATGCTCAAGCAGTTTGCCCAGATGCGCGAAGAGATCAAACCACCTGCAACCACCCACGCTAGCATCATTGGCGAGTTCTGGAACGAGAACCGCCGTTGCACACTGGTTGTCAATGACCAAGTTGATAAACGAACGGGGGTAGAAATGCTACCCATACTGGAACCTACAGGAGAATTGAGTATCCGCATGGAGCCAGACACACAGAAACTGTTTATAAGCGCCAAGAAATTAAGAAGTTGGTGTTCATTACACCAGATAACGCTCAAAGATGTGCTGACTTCTCTCTCGGCAGAGGGTGTTTATGTGGGTGCGGTGAAGAAGCGTATGGCAAAAGGCACCAAGCTTGGTAGCGTACCCGCTGTTGATGCATACGTATTCGACTGTTCCAAAGGAGACTTCTTAGACCCTGAGGCGTTCATATCTCCAATTGACGATGCGGGTAGCCCCGCACTAGAGAAAGATGAGAGTTAACGGAGTCAGTTACAACGTGAATTGGCGCAAGTTCCGGGTGGGATGGTCTTTCTTCATCCCGTGTTTGCGCGTAGAAGACGGCAAAGCCGAAGTTAGTGTTGTAATGAAGAGACTAAAGTTTGGGTGCGTGGTAAAGCCCGTAATTGAAAACGGGTTAAAGGGCTTGCGCATTTGGCGGGTTAGATAGTATGATGGCCCCGGTTGTTCATGTTCTCCTTCCTTCTCAGCAACCTCTTATCCCCCGCCTAGTGCGGGGGTTTTTTTATGGCATGCCGTATTGCATCATTGGTGCTAGCCTGCCCTTGAGCTTCTCATCCACACGGGCCCCAAAGGCAGACGCTTCGACTTTAGCTTTATCTTTGGCTTGAAAGGATTCGGCGCGTACTTCGTCGGTAATTGACTTCTCTGGGTACTTGAGATTGAATTCTTGTTCTTTCTTAAGAGCATCTGTAAAAGCTTCCGTGCCACGATCAAGATACAAGCGGTCTAAGACGCGGGTTCTTAGGGCCAATATTTCTTCGTTTCGAGTCTTAGTTTGCATGGCGGCTTTCTGCGCCACTGCCAGTCGTTCAGGTTGGAACCCTATTCCTTGCATAGCCAACTCCCACGTAGACAACTCGCCCTGATACAGACCCCCAATGGTGTCGCCCTTTATGTTTGTTGCCCCTTCTTCGTTTAGCCGATTCATTTTTAGCACCGCAGCCACACCAGTGGGCATTGCTTTCTCCATTGCTCTTTGGTACTGACCTTTGCTGGCTAAGTCCCAAGCCTCAACCCAATTCAGCCCCATTGATACCGCAGGCCCAGCGTTTGCAATAAGTTCTTCTTTTACGGTGTCCCGTGCATTAGGTGCGTTGCGTCCTTCGCGGTACCACAAGCTTTGGAGGTTGATACCAACACGCTCGGTCAAACTTGCGCCAGTCAACCCAGCAACGGGGCCACGTTGAATAGCTGCACCTACCTTGCGACCAAAAGCTTCTGCTTCTTTGGGGTCTGCACCCATTTTGGCAAACGTAGCACCGATAGCGCCGCCGACGTTCATTTCCATGTAGTTTTGGAACCAATTCACCCAATCAAAGAAGTCATCATCCTCATCGTTTCCAAACAATGACAGCATCATTGGTAAGAGGAAGAAGAATGGAAGTGCTTCAAGCCCACCAAACAAGAACGCCATACCGTAAATGCCAGCAATCCGACGGCGGCTTTCGCTGTATACATCTTTGCGATACTCTTCAAACTCTTTGATCTGTTGGTCAATCAACTGAGCTTTGTTTGGAGCGTTTTTGTAGGAGTGTTCAAGTTCTTTACGAAAGTCGCCAATCTCTGCTTTGCTGAAAGGTGCGCCAACAGCTAAATAGTGATTGCGCAGAACAATGTACGTTGTCATGATCACGTATTGCTTAAACTGTGCTACCAAATTTACGCCAGGGTAATTAAATACTCGGCCTTTCATCTGGCGCACATAGTCCCCAAGACTCATACCTGCTATGTTGCGTGCCTCATTTACAGCGGCGGCAAACGCCTCTTCTGGCGTGTACTTTGTCGGGGTTCCTTGTGCATCACGAGCGGTAATCCCACGGATATCTTTCTTATCCGCCATCAAGAATTTTTTGTACGCCAACTCAAATGTGGTAAGCAGTACGTTCTCACGGTTAAAGCGCTCCAACATATGAAAAGGTGCCGCTGCCGCACGTTTAACGGCGTTTGCTTTACCTGTGTATAAATCAGATGGACGCTCAGAAATGTCAAACACATCGTTTGTCATTGATATGTTGATGTCACCATCGTCTATGAATTGTTGCGCTGCACGCTTAAGTGAATCATCCCAATCAGTATTAGCAACTCCAGCGGGTTTTTCTAACGTCATATCAAGCCTACCGCCTTCGGCTATAGATGGAAAGCCTACCTGCCCAAAGTTCATCGTTGCAGTCGGCATGATTGTGCGTGTTGGCACCGACGCTGCAAACCTAGTAGTGTTTTTAAGCATCAACGCATTTGTAGCGGCGTATCCGTAGCGGCTTCCAATGTACGGCATAGCTATGACGGCCATGCCGATCGTGTTGGCGATTGCGCTAGCAGGTGCGGTGAGCATGTAATAGAACACAAACCCTGTGACGTCCAAGGATTGGCTTAGACCGCTTCTCAACTTCTTGAACATATTCCTTATACACGGCGCGGCGCTCTGGGTCTGCAAAGAATCCAGGCTCGCGCAGATAGTTCTGGGCGTTAGACAAGTTGTTAAGAAACGCCTCAGAGAATTTAAACCGGGTTTGCTGGTACGCACTGTGCACGCCAGAGTGGGCAAACACACGCAGCATGTCAACGCTTCCACCTTGTGTGCCCTGGCGGTTGATAAACATTTTGCGCACGCTTTGTTGCGGCAACAGCAAGTAGATCAACTGGTTAAGGCTATCTTGTATCTCTGCTTTGACGCCCGGTACATCCGTAGCAGTCAGTCCGTCTATCAAGTCATGCACGTCTTTGAGAACTTGAGTTGTGCCAATGTTTTGCGAGTACAACTCGGAAACCCCACTGCCCATGTCCAACGTGTCTGCCAAAGCCCTCTGAGCGGCATTTCCTTGGCTAAGCTCAGCTTGCCGTTTCTTAGCCGATAAAGACCTGTTTATGCGGCTCTCAAACATGTAAAACTCTTTAAAATTTCCGGTGCCTATTTGAAACCAAAAACTGCCAAACCTGCGCAATGGGATTCAAGGCCGAACTAATTTGCCAGGGCCAAACTGTTCGTTTATCTTCTTAATCATGGCTTGGCGTTCAGCTTTTGGAAGTCCCAAAGCCCGTGTTTTCATATCCCGAATCATGCGGTTAACAGCATCGGTGTAGAACGTGCGTACCTTGCGGTAGATGTTTTGGAACTCAGGGCCTATGGCTGTCCATGCATCTGCCAGTGCAGGGTTGACTTTGGTTGCGTCATAGCCGGGGCCGCTGGGGTCAACCTCCACTCCCCTGATGGTTACTTCCATCATCAACCGCCCCATAAGGCGTGACTTAGAAGGCTCTCTGCCCTGTGCTTCTTTCCAAGTTTTGGCAATAACTTCAACTTCCTTAAT